AGGCTGGAGCTAGATTTAAGGAGTCTACAAAGACATGGGAATTTCCAAGTGGAGCTACGGCTCTATTTAGTTATGTAGATAAAGATGATGATGTTTATCGTTACCAAGGTCAGTCCTTTACATGGATTGGTATTGACGAACTTGGTCATTATCCTACACCATATGTCTGGAATTATCTAAGATCACGACTAAGAACAACTGATCCCAAGATAGTTGCATACATGAGGGCTTCTTCAAATCCTGGAGGAGCAGGAGGATGGTGGGTCAAGAAGATGTTTGTTGATCCTGCACCACCTGATCAACCTTTCTGGGCAACAGACATCGAAACGGGAAGAACACTTTCATACGGACCAGGACATACTAATTCTGGTAAACCTTTATTTCAAAGAAAGTTTCTTCCTGCTAGACTGACAGACAATCCATATCTGGCAGATGATGGAGAGTATGAAGCAATGCTTCTCTCTCTACCAGAAGTAGAAAGGAAACGACTACTATCAGGAGATTGGGATGTTGCAGAAGGAGCAGCATTCAAAGAATTTAATAGAGAGATTCATGTCACTGATCCTGTAGAGATTCCTTATAACTGGGTACGAGTACGAGCTTGTGACTATGGATATTCTGCTCCTTCATGTGTTCTTTGGGGAGCTATCGACTGGGATAATAATATCTGGATCTACAGAGAACTTTATATTAGAAGACATACAGGAGAACAACTAGCAGATCTTATTTTACAAATGGAGTCTAATGATCCTAGAATGTATATAGGAATTTTAGATAGGTCATGTTGGAACAAAACAGGACATGGTTTGAGTGTAGCAGAAAGTATGATACGAAAAGGAGTACGGTGGGTTCCATCAAACTCTGATAGAGTAAACGGAAAGATAGAAGTTCATAGAAGATTACAAGTAGATGATTATGGAAATCCTAGAATAAGAATTTTTAATACATGCACAAATCTTGTCAGAACACTTCCTACTCTCCCAATATCTAAAACGAATAGTGAAGATATTGATACAAGAACAGAAGACCATGCATATGATGCATTGAGGTATATGATAATGAACAGACAAACAACTTCTTCCTTATATAATTTCAAGTCCAATACAGATTCTGAACCTGTAATGGAAGATGCAGTTTTTGGATATTAGGAGAGAATAATGGCAAGTGAACCAGGATATGAAAATCTACTTTATAAAGTAAAGCCTGAGCTATATAATGATGAAAATTTTATGCAAATGCTTAATAGAGTTCGATCAGGATCTTTTTCTATTAAAGATGTGCCTCTTGTGTGGCGAATTACCATGCAAGCTGATAGTCAGTATCAAGAAAGAATAGCAAAGAGAGCACGACAATCAGATCTAACATTAGAGGAAGTTCGTTTACTTTCTGTTATGTCTAAAATAGGCGCACCTATATCAGATGAGTTAAGAAACAAATTAGATCGTAGACCATTAGGAGAAAGAGTACAAGAAGTAGGATTTGGTACTTCTATGGGATCAGGAGTTAATGCCAGATGGGTAAAAGACGCAGTAGAAGCAGCAGGTGATAGGGAAGTTATAGTAGCCCCTGGTGTTGGATTTCAAGTACCAAAAGTACCAGAAGTATTAGAAGAACCAATTCCAGATGAAGTGTTAACTCCAGAAGAAGAAGTAATTGTAGAGAGTATAGTTAAAGGTCTAGGTCCAGATTATGTAGCTCAAAGATCTATATCTGGTAAGCTACCAGTAGACACTAAGTCTAAATCTAAGTATACTAGAGGAGAGGCATTACGAATAACTAATCAAATGGCTGCTAATAGAGATCCTAATTGGAAAGCATTTTGGAAAGAGCAAGAAAAATTAGGATTCAGACCTGATAGTGAAGATCCTAATTTAGCAGAAAGTGCTAAAAAAGTATGGTCTTGGATTACTAAAGATAGACCAAAAGAAGATAGAAAACCTACTACACGAAGAAGAGGATCTCCTCGTAAAAAAGGTGGTGTTGTAAATAAGAGAGTTACAAAACAGTATGCTAAAGGTGGATCTGTCCGTACACCTAAAAGAGTTAAATAGAGGAGAGAATTATGGTTGGTCCTAATATTACTAAACGAATGCCAAAAAAAAAGAAAATTATACCTAAACCAGACTTTAGCGATCCAGGACAAAGAAAGGAACAGATAGCGTATTTAGAGCAAGAGTTAAGAAATACTAGTAATCATATAAAACGTATAACTAGGAAGGTAAAAACTGACAAAGCATTAGAAAGACAGGAGAAGAGAGATCGTAGTGGAAAATCTCGTCGTAAAAGTGGTGGTCTTATTAAATCTACATCTCGTAAATCAAAAAAATCTTAGAGCTACTTTATATAAAGGAGAAATATATTATGCCCTATCTAAAACCCTATACTGCTAAAGACTTTGAAGGAATGGCTGAGAAGCAGGGTGCTATGAATCCTGTTCCTGATGGAATGCTCTATCGAGCACCTCTAGAGTCTGATCTTCTAGGAGCAACAGATGTAAACTTTAAGCAGTCTGCTGATGTTCCTTCAGAATCTGGTAAGAAGATGATGACTGCTAACTTTATGAAGGAAGACAATTCAATTTATGGCTGATGAACAAAATACGGAAGCTGTAGAGGTTGAAGTTGATGAAGTACCTGGCCTTGTAGGCTTTATTAAAAGTAAATTCTTGGATGCAGAGACTGGTCGTCTTTCAGATGAAAAGCGTTGGTTATCTGCATACAAGAACTATAGAGGTATCTATGATACTTCTTCAACATACAGAGCATCAGAGAAATCTAAAGTCTTTGTAAGAATTACTAAAGTAAAAGTTCTTGCAGCTTTTGGACAGATCTCTGATATTCTGTTTGCCAATAATAAGTTTCCTATTACTGTTTCTAGTACTCCTATTCCAGAGGGTATAGCAGAGTTCGCTCATCTTGCTACGCCTGAAGAAAAGCAAGCTATGGAACAAGCAAGAGATGTTCCCCTATCTCAACTTGATGACTTCTTAGGTGGTCTAAAAGAAAAGTATGAGAATGCTAATAATTTAGTAGAAGGTCCAAGTATTATTCCTGGTTCTCCTCAGATAGAGCCAGCAGAAATTGCTGCACGAAATATGGAAAAGCAAATTCATGACCAACTTGTAAATACTAATGCTACAAATGTTATGAGACATGCAATTTTTGAGTCTGCATTACTTGGTACTGGAATTATTAAAGGACCATTCAATTTTGAGAAGATCGTTAATAATTGGAAAATAGAAAATAATGAAAAAGTATTTGAGCCTTATGCAAAGATTATTCCAAAAGTTGAAGCGGTTTCTTGTTGGAATTTTTATCCTGATCCATCAGCTACGAACATAGAAGATGCTGAGTATGTCATACAAAGACATAGATATAATAGAGAACAATTAAGAGATCTTGTTAATCATCCTTTCTTTGATTCAGAAGCTATTGAAAGATCATTAGAGCATGGTCCTCAATATGAAGAAAGGTATTTTGAGAATACAATTTATTCTCAAGATCACGATCCTTTATATGCTGAGAACAGATATGAAGTTTTTGAATATTGGGGAACTCTAGATCTTTTCTTGGCAAATCAGATAGGACTTGATCTGCCTTCTAGTATAAGTAATCTTGATTCAGTACAAATTAATGCATGGATTGTTAATAATGAAGTTATTCGTTGTATCTTAAATCCATTTGTTCCTGCTCGTCTTCCTTATCATGCCTTCCCATATGAACTGAATCCTTATCAGTTCTTTGGAGTTGGTATAGCAGAAAATATGGATGATGCACAGCTTCTTATGAATGGTCATATGAGAATGGCTATTGACAATCTGGCATTAGCTGGCAATATGGTATTTGACATAGATGAGACACAGCTTGTACCTGGACAGAATATGGAAGTATATCCAGGTAAAATCTTTAGACGGCAATCTGGTGTTACAGGAACTGCTGTAAATGGTTTGAAGTTCCCGAATACGGCTCCTGAGAATCTTCAGATGTATCAAGCTGCACGACAACTTGCTGATGAAGAGACTGGCATTCCTTCTATTGTGCATGGTCAGACAGGAGTAACAGGAACTGGTCGTACTGCTGCTGGTCTATCTATGATCATGGGATCAGCAGGATTATCTATTAAGACTGTTATCAAGAATATTGATGACTTTTTGCTAAGACCTTTAGGAGAATCTTTCTTCCAATGGAATATGCAGTTCAATGATGACAATGCAGAAATTATAGGTGACCTAGAGATTAAGCCTAAAGGTATTGCATCAGTAATGCAGAAGGAAGTTAGAACTCAAAGATTAATTACTTTACTACAAACTATTGCTAATCCTATGCTTGCTCCGTTTATTAAGATTCCAAATCTAATGAAGGAACTCGCAATTTCTCAGGACATTGATCCTGATCAACTTGTTAATGATGTAGATGAAGCTGCAATCTTTGCAGATATATTGAGAGGTCTTAATGAACGAACAAATAGCCCAGAAGTTGCTGCCCCTAGTCAACAGCCCGGACCTATGGGAGCCAATGGAAGCGTACCTGTCGGAGCAAATCCAATGGACCTATCAGGCGTTGGGGGTGGAAACATCGGAGTTGGAACTTCGCCGCTTGCAGGGGAAGCTGGCTTTACTGGAAACATTGAAGAACCTCAAGGGCGTGGTTAAATCTTCAATAGAAAATGCTAGAATAGAAAAAGAACAGAATTATGATAAATAGTGAAATATTAAATTTTGTACAAACGGCTGCTAGAAATACACCTGCACCTGATAGGTTCGCAGAAACCTTTAATAATGTAGTAACACGAGCTAGTATGGATAGTGTTATAAAACAAAGATTAGAAAATCAAAAACAAGTATTAGAAAATCAAGAACAAGTACAAAGACAAGCAGTAGAAGCTCAAAGGCAAGCATTGGAAGCTCAAAGGCAAGTACCAGAAGAAATACAAGCTGCTCAAGAAGGAGGGCCAATTCAGAATGCTGAAACAGATTTGGAAACAAGGCTTGGTCCTATGGGGGTCATTAATGATTTTGATGGTGATCCTGGACCCTCTTTAGGCGGGGAGGGAGTTGCTGATGATCTAACAATGGAAGTTCCTGAAGGCTCCTATATTCTTAATTCAGATGGAGTTTCCTTGATAGGTATTTCAGATATCAATAAAGTTATTAGAGATGCATATACTATTGCTGCTGCTCTTGGACAAGAACTTCCCGCCGATTATGATCCACAAAATAAAGTACCTATTAGAATTTCTAATGGAGAAGCTGTTATACCTGCACCTCTAGTTGGAGTTATTGGACTTGATAGACTTGAACGATGGAATGCAAAAGGATTGGAAGTTAGACGACAAAGAGAAGAAATGGAGAAAGCTCAAGCTGAAACACAAGCTGCACAGCCAGTAACTGAAGCTCCACCAGTACAACCTATGCAAGCTCAGATGGGTGGGATGATGGGTTATAATAAAGGAGATAAAGTAGAGACAGAGTTATTGGCTGCTCCAGAGGATGATAGAGATTTAGCAACTAGAATAGCATCCTTTTTTGGAGTAGAAGATGTTCCTCAAGATATACTAAGTTGGTTTGAAGATAATAGAAAAGATACTGTACCAGAAGCTATATTAGATATACCAGAATCTATATCAGATATACCAGAATCTCTATTAGATATATGGAAAAATAGAGATGAACTTTCTGGAATTTTTGATAAACCTTATGATCCTTATAATACAAAATTTGGAGAAGGTACATTTGTAGATACACTTTTTACTCCTACAGGAAAGATTTTAGAGATGAATCTTTCTACAGTATTAGAAAATCAAGCTAATATGATAGCTAGTATAGAATCTTATAATAAAGAAAATCCAACGAATAGACAGTTTGAATCAGCAGCTTGGGGTGCATATCAAATAATGCCTGAGACATTAGAATGGTTAATAAACAAGTTAAAGCTTGATCCTTCTAAAACTATTTTTACTTCTGAAACTCAAGATTTATTAGCAACAGAACTTTTAAGAAGAAGAGGAGTTTTTGATTATATTACTGATCCAACTAATCCTTCTTCTAATTTAAGTACAATTCAAAATAATTTAGCTAAAGAATGGAGATCATTACCTAATACTGATGGAGTATCGGAATCAGAGAGACAAAATGTAGGAATAAAATATCAAGAGTTTAGAGATATCTTAAAAAGAGTACAAGAATTAGGATCAGAAAAAGGAGTTAAACTATTATTAAGAACTATAATAATGGCAGAACATGCTCCAAGGAAAAATAATTAAAAGATTTCGTCTGGACACCCGATAGTCGGCCCCAGACATTAGCACCAAATAGGGACACCCAAGTTTTCTTGGCCCCCATAGGAGGTAAAGACCATGACTGATATTACAGAAAGTGAACTATTAGAGCCTACCCCATACGATAATGCCTATAGGAGAACACTTATGGATGCAGATCCATCTCCTGAAACACCAGATCCTGAACTTCTTGACATTCCAGACGGAGATACTCAAGAAGCTGAAGGACTGATTAAGGCACAGGATGCAAAGGAGCATGATTGGAAAAAGCGTTATAGCGATCTAAAGAGTTATCATGATCGTAAAAATAACGAATGGACCCAACAGAATGAACTTACAGAAGCAAAGCTAAAGTTGGCAGAGCAGAAAGTTTCGGCTCCACAAAATCTTCCTAAGTCACAAGAAGAGTTGGAAGAGTTTAAGAAAGAGTATCCTGATGTTTATGATGTAGTAGAAACTGTATCTAGGCTTCAAGCTAGTGCCAGTATCAAAGAGGTACAAGATAGAATTGAATCTCTTCGTAAGGCAGAACAAGAAGCACAGATTAGAACTGCTGAAAAGGAACTTCTTTCAGTCCATCCAGATTTTCTAGAGATTAAGAGTGATTCAGAATTTCTGACATGGTTGGAAGAACAACCCAAAAGTATTTCAGATGGTGTCTACAAAAACAGAACAGACTTTAAATGGGCTGCTAGAGTAATTGACTTATATAAATCTGATACAAATATCGGTCAGAAAAAAAGAGGAAGACCAAGTAAAGCAAATGTAGAAGCAGCAAGGGCTGTTACTAAAACAGAACGAGCAGTGACTACAGGCGAAGGTGAAAAGAAAGTTTGGTCTTCTTCAGAAATCGCCCGATTAAAGCCACACGAATTTGAAACTCTTGAGAAAGAGATTGATAAGGCAAATCGGGAAGGAAGAATTACACCATAACAAATATAAGGAGACTTAATCATGGCTGAATTTGGTTTAGCTGCTGGTTATCAGAATCTTCCTTCTGGTAACTGGGTTCCAGCAATTTACAGTCAAAAGGTTCTCAAATTCTTCCGGCGTTCATCGGTTGCAGAAGCTGTAACCAATACCGACTATGCTGGAGAAATTGAAAACTTTGGTGATACTGTAAAGATTATTAAAGAGCCATCAGTTACTGTGTCGTCCTATAGCAGGGGTGCTGTTGTAAACACCCAGAATCTTGCTGACAATCAAATTACTCTGACAGTTGATCAGGGTAACTACTTTGCCTTCAAGGTTGATGATGTTGAGGAACGGCAGAGTCACGTAAACTGGGAAGCTCTATCTACTTCTTCAGGTGCTTATAGCTTGAAGAAGGCGTATGATTATAATGTCTTGAAGGTAATTAGCGATAATGCTTCAACTGACACTACCAATCTTGGTGCTGCTGGTTCGGCTATTTCGTGTAATACGGGTAACGAGTGTGCAAACTATCTTAGCACTTTTTCTCGTCTTCTAGACGAAGCTGATGTTCCAGAGGATAATCGTTGGATTGTGGCTCCGCCACAGTTCTATGAGATTCTTCGACAGGCTGATGCTAAGTTAATGGACTCAAGCGTAACTGGTGAAGATGCATCCGCTCTTTTGAACGGTGCAGTTACTAGTCGTAAGGTTCATGGTTTTAGTTTGTATCAGACTAATGCAATTACTGTTGGTACTGCTGGTGTTGCTGCCAGTCATACTTTTGGGCCATCCACTACAAGTGGTGAGACGATTGTTCTCGGTGGTCATAAGAGTTCGACTTGTACAGCTTCAGCAATTGCCAAGACTGAAGTTATTCGTGATCCCGATTCATTTGCTGATATTGTTCGTGGTCTACATGTCTTTGGTCGTAAGGTAATTCGTGCATCTGGTACTGGATTTACGGGTGTCTACAAAGGCATCCCTGATCTGAACACGTAGAAGGAGGACTGACTTATGGCTACTCATGATAAAACGGGTAAAGGCGGTACGACAGGTCATCCTTCAACGGGTGGACGTAGGCCTTACCTTGTAGAAAATACTAGTGACTTTTCAGACTTTGATCCTGCTGCTGGTGACATCGTTCAGATGATTGATGTTCCTGCTGAAACGCTAGTTATGGCGGCAGGTCTTGAAGTTCTAACGGCAAGTTCCAATTCAGTGACCTTTGATCTTGGTATCACAGGTTCTACTGCTGGTCATCATGATCCTGATGCTTTTGTAGATGCTTATGATGCTACAGGTACTGGACATGCTCCAATGGATGCTACTGATGCAGCCGCAATGCTTGTGGTGAAAACAGCAGATACCATTGATATTCTAACTGCTGGCGCACAAGATACTGCTGGTAAGGTTAGGGTGTGGGCTGTTCTCTGTGACATCTCTGGTGTTGACGAGACGGATCATAACTAAGAGGTAATATATTGGAGGGAACCTTCGGGTTCTCTCCTTTATTACAGGAGAAATCAATGGTAATAGAAAAATTAAGTATTACTGATATTAAAGATCATGATGGATATGCTTCCACTATCAAATCTGGTAATACAGTTTGGAATGCAAGAAGTACTCAAGTAATTAATAAAGATAATGATGATGATGATTATGAGATGACAAATTCTTTAAAAATTAAGAGTTTAGAAAAAAAATTAGATTTGTTACAAACTACTCTAGATACAGTATTAGATCGTTTACCATTAAGTAATAATGGTTGGAGATAGAATTTATCTTAATATTTAATGAAGAGGACTCATGTATTGGTTAGCAAAAATAGGTGATTGGATTAAAGGCATTACTCAGGTAAGTCTTTTACTTCTCGCATTAGGAGTTACTTGGCAAGTTCTTTTTGGCAGTGTTATTCCTTTTATAGGAGGAGATATTGTAGGTAATATGATGGTATTACTTAAAGATATCGGAAGTCAAGGTCTTGTTGGTTTATTGACTCTTGGTATTCTATTTTGGTTATTCCGGCATTATAAAGATTCAAAATAAATAATAGTATATTAATTCTTACAGTACAAACTCATAAATATATTTAATGTTTAATAGAAACATCTTTATAGGAGTTCTTACATAAGAATAATTATATTATGACAGAAATATTAGAACTAACAAAAGATGCTAAAGATTATATGATAGATGTATGTAATAATCAAAATAAAAATTATATACATTTATCAGTAGCTGGTGGAGGATGTGCTGGTTTTTCTTACAAATGGGGATTTGTAGATTCATTAGAAGATAACGATGAAGTTATTACTATTGAAGATAGTAAAAAATTAGTTATAGATAGTATATCTGTAATGTATTTAGTAGGAATGAAAATAGATTACAAGCAAGATATCTTTGGTTCCATCTTGCATATAGATAATCCTAATGTTACTTCTAGCTGTGGATGTGGAGAATCATTTAATGTTTTATAAAATAAGAACTATCTTTAACCCTATACAATGGCTACTTCCTATAAATATATGTATAATTATTATTTGTATGGGAATGTTATTTACAAAACATGTTTATTCTGCGAATGGACAAGAAGTACAAGCAGTCCAATGTCTTTCCCTAAATGAAAAAGCTAATCTAATAACTAAATTAGAAGAGGAAATGGGAGAAGTTTCAATTTTTGTAGGATTATCTGCAAAAGATATTCACACTATAGAAATATTTATAAATTCAAAAACAGGGAGTTGGACAGTAGTAGGTACAAATTTAGAAAAAGTATGTATTCTTGATTTTGGAATACAAGGACAAGTAAAAAAACTTAAAGAATTAGGACAGGGCGTGTAATGGCAACATACTTAACATTATCAAATAGAGTTTTAGAATCTTTGAATGAAGTTACGTTTTCTACAACAGATTCAGGAACAGAATTTAATGCATCTAGAGGTATTCAAACTGCTGTAAAGACTTTTATAAATCAATCAATAAACGATATTTATAATGCAGAATTACAATGGTCTTTCTTACATTCAGATGGAACACAAGCAACTACAGCAGGTACGGCTGAATATAGTCTTCCTTCTGATTTTAGACATGTAGATTATGATACGTC